GTGGTTGCGTCTTCAATGCGTCTGACCTTTGCTTTTCGCTCCTTCTTCCTCTTCATCTTAAAGGCAAGCTGACGCTCTAAATTCTGCTTGCGCTCAAGCTCTTGCGTGTGTTTTCTCAAGTACTCACGCTCGTCAAGCGCACACTCTTTGCAGAGTCCCCAACGCTTTGCATCCTCAGTATCAACCCACACAGGATGCTGTCCGCACTTCTGACATAAAGGCACAATGCCTTCTGTGCGATACCTCCCGTAGCGGTGGCGCACCATGGTGATTGCTTGCACCGAATGTGTGGGAATAAGCTCGTGGAGTTCCTTGGCAGTCATGGAAGGATTGCGCCAGAGTGTCTCAAGCTCTGACCAAGTCCATGACTGGTATGTTCGTCTCCCTCTTTTCTTAGATGATGAAAGAGATGAAACATTTATTTCATCTCTACTCTTACGCTTGCTCATTGAGCTTCTCCCTCTGTGTGAAGAGCCTATAGGCATGATTGCAAACCATCTGTGGCTCACGTTGCAGCTTTTTTGATAGCGTCTCTAGAATTGCAACAATGAGCGCATTTTCCTTCTTGCTCCAGATTTTGTGAGAGCGTGTGCGACTTGTATTACTCTGAAGCCCTCTGCTTCTCGCAAACACCTTGATGTCAGTAATTGAGCGGTTAGGCATAAGGCGCTTAAAGCCTGACCAAGTTGGTCCATGCTTCGGTACTTCTCGCTCAATAATTGCAATCTCCTCATTCGTGAAGGGGGAGTGATCTAGTTCTTCATAGCTGCGTCTAAATCCATTCACTGCAACTCTCCTTTTTCATAAAGAGAGCGAGTCATCTCAACTCGCTCTCTTAGTTCCTCTTTTTTCAGTTCTCGCTCCGACACGTTTGGAGCATGTGCGTTTCGCTTAAATATCGCTTTATCGCTATCTGAGAGACACGCTAAGGCGCAAACTCTCTTATCGTCAATAACTCCAGCCAAGGCACACGTAGAAGCGCACTCAGAGCCTGTGAATGGGCATAGAAGATATTTGACCTGCTTAGGCAATAGAAACACCTCCATTCTGAATAAATGTTGAATAGGCACCTTTGAGTTTTGCGGGTACTAAAATGCCAGTTCTACCTGCTTTGTTCTTAACTGTGTGCAGTGCTACCTCTTTGAATTGAGGAGTATCAATCTCGCCTTTTGTGAGTATCAGTGCTGCCCAGGACGCATAACCAACAACTCCAGAGCCACGGAACCAGTCCAAGGAAGGTTCATCCTTAGCGTCAAGCTTCTTAAGACTAGAAAGCACAAGGAAAGGTATTTGCGTATCAAAAGCAAGCATCTGAAGATTGGTAGCAACTTGAGACACGCGGGTGTATTCTTGCTTGTCGATGTCAGGAGTGCCTGTCTGGTACTGCTGGATGTAGTCAACGATGACAAGGTCTGGCTTGTCTCCATCTGCCATGACGGTGCGCACGATCTCTTCAATTCCTGTAGTAGTGCTTACATTGTCAATGATGGCAAGGTTCGGTGCGACCATATCGTCATAGAGAGCAGCGTCTGCCAGGATGGCATTAGAGTGTCTGGCATTGAAAGCATACGCAGAGAGGTTTTGCAGTCCTTCTGGTAGCTGTAACTCCTTGCCTGGACCCTTAATCACCTCTGACCACTCAAAGGGAACAACTGTGAGTCCTTGAGACTCTAGTCCTTGATTCTTCACTGACCAGCAACTCATGGAACGGGCTGTGATATTGCCCCACGTGTCATCTAGGGTGAAGTAGATAACGCGCTTGCCGTCTTGTGCCACTTCCGTTGCAATGTGTACCGCTAAGGAAGATTTACCAGTAGAAGCCACACCGCCAAGTATGGTGAGTCCTGGCATTAAGCCACCTGAGAGCGCATCATCAGCTATTGTATGCGTCTTGAGTGGCTCTTTAGCTGCAAGGTAGCATTCAACACCCCAGCCATACTTTGGACGATTGAGGTTGCGCAAATATTCAAACGTCATGCGCCACCACCTGCTACAGGCTTATGTGACTCTCTATACAAGTGCCACTCCCAGTCAATGCTTCTTGCCTTTGACTGTTCGATATTGTCGAGTGCTTCTTGAATGCCTTGCCTAAAGCGTTCCTCTTGTGCGTCAAACTCAGCTTGCGGGACTTCTATTGCGTCCTCTTTTGGTTGCACATCTTCAGTGCGCAAGAAATGAACTTCTGTTGTCATCTGACCCGCTTCCGTCGTAGCGTCAGCGGAGACAAAGGAAGCGGGGGAGGAAAGGTCGCTTTTAGAGCTTTCCTCCCTCTGATACTCTGTATCTGATGTGTACCCTTTTCCTCTTGATTTTGGGTACACCCCTGTACCCTTTTTCTCTTGGAAATGGGTACACCCTGTACCCATTTTTGGGTACACCTCATCAGCCAGCCACCAAAATGTGCGCTTAGGAGTTTTACCGCCTTTTGCACTTTCGACTGTGACAAAGTACTCGCGTTCTTCGCAATACTCTAGGAACTGTTGAGCTTTCTTTGGGCTATATCCACAAGCCTTAGCGATTGTGCGAACTCCAAGTCTGAAGTATGGGACTTTAGCTTCTCTGATTTGTGAGTAACAGAAGAGGAGCATGGTTGCCCTTGCTCCTCTTGTCTTGTCACTGAAGTTCTCAATGATTCGCCCTAGATGGCACGCAGCTGTAGTGTCCAGCTTTGCCCATCCGAGTCCGTCTGTGTAATCAGCCACGTGCCACCTCCTCTCTTACCTCATGGCTTCTAGAACGGAATATCCTCGTCTGCGAGCTCAACGGCAGGTGCAGGAGCGTCAATGACTGTGCTCTCTGCATTGGCACGTGCTTCTGCGACTCCATCAGCTTCGTATGGCTCTGCGAACTTTGGGTCAAAGTTGCCTTCTGCAGCGTCTTTGCCAGGAATGAATGCGTTGACATCAACAGCTGTCTTAACCTTGCCCTCGCTATTGACATAAGAACGGTGACGAATGACAACGCCCAAGAGCTTTCCAACAAGCGTCTGCTCTGCGTTGTCCTTGTCCTCATAGACAAATGCCTTTGCACCCTTGCCCTGGGCAGTGTTCTCAACTGCTTCTGTGAGTGCCTTGTAACGCTGCTTACCAAAGTCAGTTGTGCCTGTGAAGTAAATGCGGAAAGAGTGCCTCCAGTCATTGGAGGTGTCTGCAAGATCCTGAGCGAAGAGAAATGACTTAGTCTCGCCGTTCCAGATGTCATAGACGAACTCAAGGTATGGCTTCTTCTCGTCTGTGTGGTCCTTAACACGTACAATTTTTGCAACATATCCGCCTGGCTCAAGCATGGAAGAGCCACCGCCGTTGGATGCTACTACTTTGTCAAAGTTACCGAATGCCTTCATGATTTTTCTCCTTAAAAATAGTGAATTAAATAAATAGGGAATTAAGCGATTGGCTTCATATCCCAGTAAGAACGAATGGTGCTGTCAACCTCTTTGAGGTCATTGTCGATTACCAGGTCATCGAACATTCCCATTGGGGACTTAGCAGGCGTTGAGCCGTCTGTCTGTGTGATGAAGTGGTAGCCTGTGTCATCACGCTCTGTGATGAGTACGATTGGAAACATTCCCTCAACGCACAGTTGATTGTCGAGCATTTTGCCAATGGTTTTTGGCTTGAGCCTTCCTGCATCGTCATAATCAGGGTGCATAAAAAAGTAAACGATTGTGTCATCGTTTGTGTTATTGGCAGCTTCCAATAATTGCTCGAAGTCAACTGCCATAGATGTAAACTTGTCATAGCCTTTCTCATTAGCCTTTGCAAAGCTTTGGAATGCCATAAGGTAGTTCGCATCATCAACTACATATGCCTTGAGCTTGTTAGCCTTGAGAGACTGCTTCATTTGAGCGTAGGTTGGATGGTCAACCTTGCTCATCTTTCCACGGAAGGGAAGTGTCTTTCCTGCTACGTTGAAAATGCCAATCTCGCCTGGCTTGAAGTTCCTAAGACTTGTTGATTTGCCTGTGCCAGAGTGTCCTAGTACAAGAACTGATACTCCCATGATCTACTCCTTTCTGTTGTCGCATTGTGTGATTAAGAAACCGATTAAAAACATCACTGAAAACCAAAAAATACCAGCTAAAATAATCATTAGTTCATGCACTTAAACCTCCTTTGAAAGGCTCGAAATGGAAAAGTTTTTGAAGTGGTTAGCTGAAGCAGCAGCAGAAAAATTCATTAAACTTGCCTTTACTCTTGCAGCTACTGGAATTGGCGGTATCGCCTTTTTGTCTTTTTGCACCTATATCCGTGAATTCTGGGAAAGAGACCCTATTCTCACTGGCTTTTATTCAGTGATTTGCATACTTTCTGGCATAGGAATAGGCATGCTTATAAATCTTTCTAAATACCTTATTTTTAAGAGGGAATTAGAAGAGGAAGCACGCAAACGTGCTGAGGAAGAAGCAAAGCAAAAAAGAAAAGATATTGAATATGCACGAGAAAGAGTCAAAAGCTTAAGCTACGATGACAAATCCGTCTTAAAATATATTTTTGAGAATGGTGAGCAAATAGGTAATTACGAGAGCTTTAACATCATGGATATTTTCTCTAACGTTGATGATCTATTTAACCCATATGAAATTAGTGAAAATAAATGGGTTGTTGAACTTACTGATTTTGGTAAGTTTTGCGCTGAACATTCTCAAGATATCTTAGATAAGGTAAAAGACTAAAACTTATATTCTTTCTCTGGATGTCCTGCTTCGTGGTATTTGCCATGCAAGCCATTGGCTCTCACACACTCCATGAAATCCTTCATATTTGACTCATAGACGCAGACATATTCGTGGTAGAACTCAATGTATTCTGTGCCTTGTGCCGTTGTGTGCTTCATAGTTGGCTTACGTTGGTAGAAGTCCCATGCAGCCGTATAGACTGCATGGAATTGAGCTGGTGTGTACGTGTAGAGACCAAAACAGACCGAGTCGAAGTCGATGCGCCATATTCTTATAAGACGCACATCTTCTGCGTTGGGCTCAACGTACTTAGTCGGCTCTAGCTGCTTCATCTGACTCAGCTTCTTCATCTAACGTAAAGCCAACGTTTGCTTCTTCCTTGGTTGGGTAATACCTAGACGCATGGTTGCAATAAGGGCATCTGATGCGCCAACCGTGCTCATCGTGCTCTAGGTCAAAGGAAGTACTGCCCCAGCCTTCATTGAGACATCTTGGGCAAATCATTAGTACCGCTCCATGTAGCAGCCTTTGAAGCGTCTCCACTCAAGAATCAAGCCAATCGCATTAGCCTTCCTTGAGCCGTCATATCCAAGAGCGATGCCCTCATCCTTAGCAAGTGCCTTAATCTCTTTCATCGTCATCTTTTCGAGACGCTCTCTGTCTTCTGCTTCTTTAGGGTTCATTAGTCCTTCTTTCTACTTCCGAAGTACATTGCACTCACCATAACCACTCCAGCAAAGACAAATGCAACGATGTTTTGCATACTGTCGCTATCTCCTGTATTTGGCAGTACAGCCTTCTTTGTCTTCTTTACCTTCTTGACTGGCTTAGCTGGTTCAGTCTTAGGCTCTGGCTCACTGTCTTGTGGTGTTGGCTGGGGCTGTGGTCCAGGCGTTGGTTCTGGAGTAGGCGGAGTCTCTGGCTCTGTTGGCTGCGGACGGTTATCGCCATTACCATTACCGCCAGAATCAGCTGCAACGTAAGTCCAGACGCTAGAAGCTTGCTTCTCAGCTGAGTAGAGCGTAATGGAGTTCTTAATGCGTGGGTTCTTGGTTGTGCGGTAGATAAGGAAGTACTGCTCACCATTAGCCATGGCATTATGCAGGTTTAGTGTGAAGGTAGAGCCATTGATGGTTGGCTCGTCAATCTGGACTGGCTGCCAGCCGTAGGAGTCATCAATTGCGCCGTACTCGTCCATATGTACTCGATAGAGCTTGAAAGAGCCGGGTACGTAAGAGCCAGCTTCAATGCTGTCTTCCAGGATGACATTGGTAAGGTTCATCTGGTTGACGTTAAGTCGTACCTTCCACTCAATAGTGTCAGCGTCTGTGTCAGCTACGCCCCACTTAGCAATGACCTCACCCGTGAGAACGTTTGGACGCTCTGTGTGAACTGTGAAGCTTGCAACTTGACCAGTAGAGGTCTGAACAATACGCAGCTCTTCATGATCTAGTCCGTTGTCCTCTCCAATCCATGTTGCAAGCCATATTGAACCCTTGACGTTGTCTTTGCCCTCAACATAGTTCGTGAAGGTTACATGGCATGTCTGAGTGAGTGGGTTAATCTCTGCAACCGCGCAGACTTCTCCGTCTGGCGTGTAGAGGTTGAAACTCGTTGCTGCGTCATCTGGGAAGCGCAAGAAGGTTGGAAGCTCGATGTCGAATGAATCGCCGTTATGCAACTCTTGTCCTGTTGCATCCCAGTTTATGTTCATGTAGAACTTGGAATGCAAGCCAACTGAGTTGACTGGTTGCTTCTCTAAGTTAGTTACTTGGAAGCTCGTAAGCTGGACTGGTACTGTCTGAGCCTGTGCGATGCCTGGTACGAATACCAGCGCTGCAAAGACGCAGACAGCCAGCCATTGAAGAATCTTCTTCATGGTTGAACCTTTCTATTTGGTTGTTAAAAAAATGAGGAATTTAATCGCTAAAAGCAAAAGCAATACCAGCGAGAATGCAGAAAACTAGAACAACAATATCTGCAGCACCTATGCGAGTCTCCTTTCTATTCGGTTGTAAAAATAGGGAATTAAAATAAATGCTGATTTATTGCAGTAAATCGTGACTTCCTGCAATCATTGCTGCGAGCGTCTCTAATGTCATCGTGACGTAGGTCTCACCAAACGTTTTCTCTCCAACGCCTTTGCGCTTATGGACCACGAGACCAAACTCTGCGTCTGCGTTGCCTCGCTCTGTCTCAGCTTCTTTAAGCCACTTAGGAAGCTCCATGCGTGTGCAGTTCTTGCATTCCACGACCACGGGAAGACCGCGAAAAAACACTCCTGCGATGTCTCCTCGGTCATGTATGCCAGCTGTGGTTCTACGCTCGATGTCAGCTCCTAGACGTGCGCTAAGGTACTCTGCGACTTGACGCTCAAACGCTGTGCCTTTCTGTTTCTGCTTGCTCATAGCAACCTCTTAAGAGCTTCTTCAACAGCGTTAAATGAGTAAGTAATAATTGCGTTATTAGACAACGTGACAACATCTAACCCGCAGGAAATAGCTACCTCTTCACGGCTAGTCATCGCTATCACCTCCGCCGTTTAACGCTTCGATTAGCCAGTCAAGTGACGCAATGCATTCATCCATAGATGAGATAACACGTTTAAGGACTGTGGACTGGGCTTCATAGAGTTCATCAAGTTCCTTAAATGTATCTTCAACCTCTTGCCTAGTTAGCATCGTTATCAGCTCCGTTAACCTTAATACCTGTGCAAATGAAGAATTTTTCTGCGTCAAAATATGGCATTGAGGTAATCGCTGCCTTGCTCTCGTCGCTTAGGCTCTCCCACCATGCTTGGCGATCGGATTTCTCGAGGTACAAGAACCCGCCGGTAGTCTCATGCTCTGGGTGTGCTGCCTTTTCGTCGTCTGTCATATACTCGCTGTATTTCCAGGTAAGACAGTCTGACGGCATATTTTGGAGCAAGCCATAAGCTCGCGATTTCCAGAAGTCGTTAAAAGTGATGTCTGTTTGGTGGTCAAAGAGACGAATTGTAGGCTCGGTTGTATTACAGTAGCCGGAGTTATGGTTGCCGGAGTTCCAGTAGCCGGAGTTCCAGTCGCCGGAGTTATGGTTGCCGGAGTTATGGTTGCCGGAGTTATGGTTGCCGGAGTTATGGTTGCCGGAGTTATGGTTGC